ATGATGAAGTTGAAACTGAAAATCCTAAAGGTACCACTCCTCCAGAAGATGATGATGACGACCAAGAAAGTGAAGGTGGTAAAGGTGATGGTGAAGGTGATGGTGAAAAAGATAAAGCACCTGTTGAGCCTGGTCATGAAACTTTCACTGATGATACTTTTAGAGAAAATGAAGAAAATCTTTTAGATAAAGAAACTGACCGTTATGATAATAATAGGCAATCACAGTTTTCTTCTGGAATTTCTGATGTTAATCTTAAAAATATGTTATTCACATATAAAGAAGCTGAAGCTGCTCGTGAAAAATTTATGGTTGAAAAATTAACAGAAAGAGATTATGAATATTGTGCTTATGTTTCACATAAGTGTAAAGAAGATTGGAATAAATCTAAAGCAGGTTATAATTCAACAGCTAAATTATTAGCTAAGGATTTTGAAAGAAAGAAAGCAGCGTTTGAATATTCAAAAGCTACTACAGCAAAATCTGGAAAGCTTGACCCATTAAAGCTTCATTCATATAAAATGACTGAGGATATCTTTTTAACAACTACTAAATTAGCTCAAGCTAAATCACATGGAATTATAATGTTCCTAGACCTTTCAGGTTCAATGTGTGAAATCATAGAAGATGTTATGGCCCAAGCAATTACTATTGCAATGTTTTGTAGAAAAGTTAATATACCTTTTGAGGCATATTCATTCACAACCACTTCTTACTACTCAGATGATATTCGTCCAGAGGTCACATTAGCTGAAGGTGAAATGGATATTAAAGGTGCTAAAATTGTTGAGATGTTTTCTTCATATATGAATAACAAAACTTTTGATGAGGCTTCTTTCACAATGTTTGCAGTTTCAAAAGCTCATTCATATTCTAGACAAATTCCATATTATATGTCTAGCAGGGAATTATCAAAAATAGACCAAATGGGTTCAACTCCACTTGTCCAAACATGTATGTTAGCCTCAAGATTGACTAAGGCTTTTGTTAAAAAACATGGAATACAAAATACAAATTTGATGTTCTTAACTGATGGTGCTCCTGATGGAATTTATATTGAAGAGGATAAGCATGCTGATGTTAAAACTCATTCTGGAAAAAAGACAATAAACTTTGATGGTAAATTAATTAAAGCTGATGGTTCTAGAGAAATGTATAAAAATATGTTAGGGCGTCTTAAAGAATTAACTGGTGCTACTATAATGGGTTTCCATTTAGCGACTGATGCTTCTTCATTTGGTCAAGGAATATATGGAATTAAAGATGATGACCCATATAATGATTATCTTGATTTTCAAACTATGATTAAAAAATGGAGAAAAGAAGGTTTTTCTGAATTCAAAAAAGCAAAAGGTTATGACAACTATTTTGTAATAAAAATTAATAAGAAAGTTACAGATGATGAGTTTGTTTTACCAGATGGAAAAACTGAATTGAAAGACATTAAACGTGAATTTAAAAAATTCAATAGAACTAAGAAAACCACTAAGCAATTAGTTGGAAAAATTACAGATGCGGTTGCTGCTTAGTTTAGTATTATTATTTTCTCATTACGCCAACGCTGGTGCTTGGGAAGATAATAATATTCCAAATAATGTTATGAACCAACTTACAGAAGTTGGAGCAAATTCAAGTGCAAATTGGACAAGTGATATTGACTTTGCTTCATTGACAGTCTCAGAAGATATCTTAAAAGTTGACCAAGTCCTTGATGATGGTTGGTCTCATTATGTTTATATAATTGCATTTAATAGATTTTTAAGTAAAGACTTTAAGACCATTAATGAATTATTAGTCCATAAAAAAATTAAATCTATTGGAGAACAAATTGAAAAGATTTTAATTGAGCACCCTGATGCTGTATTTGGTATTTCCTTAAAGCCTGGATATGAAACTTTTTATAAAGCACCAGATGGTATGAACCAAACACGCTGGCATGAAGCATTTGAAAATGATAAAGAAGTTAGAGAGACATATCATAAGCTTTGGGAAATCATATCAAAAGACTTAAAGCATATCTCCAATAATAATTTAATCTTTAATGTTTTAAATGAGCCTGAGTTTGAACAAATGAGAGCTTGGAATAAAAGAGAAATATGGCAAGAGTGGTCAACAGAAATTGTTGATGCTATAAGAAAAGTCTCCCCTGGGAGAACAATTATAATTGAAGGAATACATAAAGGCTTATGGGCAAGGCATGGAAATCCAGCAAATTTATTACTTCCTATTGATAGGACAAATATTATTTATGGCTTTCATTATTATGCACATGAGGAATTAAAAGTTATGCCATACCTAGGTGAAGTTAAATCACATATGAGCCAACTTATTAATTACTCAAATAAATATAATGTCCCAGTGGTATTAAGTGAAATAGGATTACATGGTAAATGTGATGGACTTGGACCAGACCCAGAGGATAGAGCAAAGTATGTTGAAGTTGTTTATGATACTTTAAATCCAGCAGACATTGGAATTACTTGGTGGGCAATAGATAGTCCTGCCAATTCACCATATAAAAGAGTGAATGGTAATTGTGATAGAAATATTGATAAGGAATTGATTAAAGATGAAGCATTATTTTTAGCATTAAATTTAAATTAAACTGTTTACTTTACTGTTATTTTATGATATAATAATACTATTATGAAATTTAATAATATAACAAGTGATGAAATTGATAACATTATGAAACACGACAAAAATAGTCTTATGAAATTTAATGAACATAAAAATTTGTTGGACGTTGGAATATATGTGGAAAAGACCTACTCAGGTCATTATACATCTGCAAATGGAATTCAAAGTATGGATTTAATCTCAGCTTCTGGAAGAGGTTTGGATTTTTGTCTTGGTAATGTAATGAAATACGCATCAAGATATGGTAAGAAAAATGGAGCTAATAGAGTTGACTTAATGAAAATTATTCATTATGCTTTATTAGCAATGAATGAACATGATATAAAGGAGTCAAACCGTGAAACTTAGTAATGAAATAATTGAAGCACTAAATAACTTTCAATCTATTAATAGTAATATTGCCTTAGGAGAGGAAGGTGGGTTTATACGCACCATGTCGGTGTCTAAAACACTCATGGCGAAGGCGAACATAGAACCTGAAGTACCATATCAATGGCCATATACTTTTGGCATATATGACCTAGGAGAGTTCCTAAGTTGTCTTAATATGTTTGATGACCCAACATTGTCATTTGATGATGATAAAAAGTATGTGATTATTACAGATGGTATCACAACCTTTAAGTATTTTTTCTCTGAGATTGACACGTTGACAGTGCCTACCAAGGACATTGAGTTAGAATGCAATGACATAACTTTCACTTTAACTCATGACCAAATGATGCAATTAAGAAAAGCGGCTGGAACTCTTAGGACAAACACATTGAGTGTAAGAAAAAGTACCACTGGTTCACACTTTATTGAATGCACCATTGTTGATAAATCTAATCCAACTTCAAATCAATTCACAATGAACATCTCAAATTGCAGTATAAATACTTCTGCAGAATTTGATTTTGTTTTTGATATGAATAATTTTAAATTCATCGGTGCCGATTCATATGAATTTGGTATTGATAAGAAGCTTATTGCTTCTGTAATGGCTGGCAACATCAAGTATTGGGTTGCCCTTGATAAGACAACAACATATAAGGAATAATATATATGGCTGATAAAACTAAAGAAGCAGTTGAAGAAACAGTAGCAGATGAAGCTGTTCCTGAAATGAATCCAACTGGTGATACTTTAAATCTCACAGATATTGCAGCAGTAATTCAAATTATTGATGTAGTAACCAAACGTGGTGCCTTTGAAGGAAATGAAATGGCTGATGTTGGCTCAATAAGAAATAGATTAGAAAAATTTATTAAGGCTGCTGCTCCAAAAGACACAGCACCTACCAAAGCCGCACCCAAAACAGAAGAAAAATAACTGTTTACTTTTAACTTAATTTGTGGTATAATATTATATTATGAAAGAGTTTTTATTCGTTGAAAAGTATAGACCACAAGTCATAGAGGATTGCATTCTCCCTAAAGGATTAAAAGATACTTTTGAAAGTATTGTCCAAAAGGGAGAGCTTCCCAATATGATGTTCACTGGTTCGGCTGGAGTTGGTAAGACTACAGTTGCCAGAGCATTGTGTAATGAATTAGATTTAGACTATATAATGATTAATGGTTCCGAAGATGGAAACATTGATACACTTCGTGGTAAAATAAAACAATTTGCAAGTACTATATCATTACATGGCGGGCAAAAGGTAGTCATACTCGACGAGGCTGATTATTTAAATCCTCAATCTACACAACCTGCTTTGCGGGGTTTTATTGAAGAGTTCTCTTCTAATTGTAGATTTATATTAACTTGCAATTTTAAGAATCGTATTATAGACCCCTTGCATTCAAGGTGTTCTATATATGAATTTAATTATGGCATGGATAAAGGACCTATAGCCGCAGCGTTTATGCGTAGGTTAGGAGATATCCTTGATGCTGAAGAAATTAAATATGATAATCAAGTTCTTGCTGAATTGATTATGAAATATATTCCAGATTGGAGACGTATCTTAAATGAATGTCAAAGATATGGAATGAGTGGTACCATTGATACCGGCATTCTTGTTACTCTATCTGAGTCAAGCATTAAGGCATTAATGAAAGATTTAAAATCTAAAAACTTTAAGAGTATGCGCAAGTGGGTTAATGACAATATTGATGTAGAATCCTCAAAGTTATTTAGAATGGTTTATGATAATATGGTTGAGTATGTAACGCCTAATAGTATTCCACAATTAGTGCTTATACTTGCAGACTATTCTTATAAAGATAGTTTTGTAGCTGACCATGAATTAAATGTAGTGGCATGTATGACAGAAATAATGTCACAAATTAAATTTAAATAGGAGACAATATGCTAGATAACATGGCAAATTATGCAACAATCATACTTATGTTGGCAATGGTCAATGTGGTATGGCAATTAGATAAGGCCAGTAGATTGGTAAAAGAAATGAGTAGAATTTTAAAGGAAGGATTTTCAGATGAATAGAGCAGATATAAAAGAATTATTACGTGATGGTGTAGCTGAAATAATGTTTACAAAAAAAGATGGTACTGAACGTGTTATGAAATGTACACTTAAACCTAAGCTTATACCTGAGGAACACACACCTAAAGGTACAAGCACAGCTAAAGAAAATTTAGATGTGGTCAATGTATTTGATTTAGATAAAATAGGTTGGCGTTCTTTTTTAGTGGATAACGTGCAATATGTCAAAACCACCCACTAAGAATGAAAATAAAGTCATTGACTTTTTTACCAGAAAGCCGTATGACATAAACCACTTTAATAACCATGATAGCTCAGGCATAGCATTGGCTGACTTTGTAAATGGAGTAAAGCCTAATGGTTTGGTTATTGACGCTGGTTGTGGTATTAATCCATTTAAAGAAAAGATTAATAACCTTATAGGATTTGACGCAGCTCCGTATGAAGGAGCAGACTTCCAAGCAACTTTTAATCAAGCACATCATATATTTAATAGAGATTTTGCTGATGTTGTATTAGCTCTAGGTTCATGCAACTTCGGCACCCTTAATGAGAACCTATATCATTTTGATAAATTTTATTCATGGTTAAA